CCTAATATTGAGTTAGCAACTAGACCTAAAGAAGGTGATTTAATTTATTTCCCTCTAGGTGATAGATTATTTGAAATTAAATATGTAGAGCATGAACAACCATTCTATCAACTCAAGAAAACATATGTATATCAACTAAGATGTGAATTATTCAGATATGAGGATGAGGTTATTGACACTGGTGTTGATACTATTGATGATGAAGTAGAACAACTAGGATATATTCAAACACTGACATTAATAGGAGAGGCAGCAACTGCAACTGCTACTGCAACTTATGTTGCTAGTGGAGCAGTTGATAGAATTACAATTACAAATGTAGGTAAAGGATATAAACAATCACCACAACCTTTAATTGGAATATCATCAGCACCTGATGGAGGAATATCTGCTGTTGGATTTGCATCTATATCAAATACATTCATTGATTGTGATACAGGTTTGACTGATGGTAAGATAGTTGCAATCAATTTAGAAAATGCAGGTTCAGGTTATACTGAAGCACCAATGATTACTATTCAGGATCCTGAAGGGACAGGAGTGGGTGCTGCTGCAACTGCAGGCATTACTACCATAGGATCTATTGGTGTAGTAGCCATAGCAAGTGGAGGTTCAGGATACACAACAAATCCACAGTTCACAGCATCAGGAAATGTTGGAGTAGGAACAACTGCAAGAGGTATTGGTTTAATCAATGCTTCTGGTATAGTCACTGCTGCATTTATCAGTCATGCTGGTTCAGGATATACAACTGCACCAACTATAACATTTGATGCACCTACAAGTGCTGGTTCAGGTATTGGAACTGGATCTTACATCTTTAATGAGATTGTTGAGGGTCAAACATCTGGTGCTACTGCAAGAGTTAAGGAATGGAATGCAGTGACTAATAAGTTAGAGATATCTATTATCTCAGCTAACTTTGAGAAGGGAGAGCAAATCATAGGTCAAAACTCTGGTGCTAAGTTTGCTATATTCAGTGTCAATACTGATGATGAGGTTTCTGGATTTGCTGAAAATGATGTGATACAATCAGAAGCTGATGATATCATAGACTTTACAGAGAAGAATCCATTTGGAATGCCCTAAAATAAAATCGTTAAATAGTACTGTATAGGTATAAGATAATGTTTGAGTATTTTTACAACGAAATTTTTAGATCTGTTATCATTGGATTTGGATCCCTATTTAATGGAATTGAAATCAAGAAAGGAGATTCTATAATCAAGGTTCCATTGGCATATGGTCCTACACAAAAGTTTTTAGCGAGAATGCAACAAGAAGCAGATTTAAACAAACCTGTTTCAATCACACTTCCAAGAATGTCTTTTGAATTTTTGGGACTACAATATGACTCAACTAGAAAATCAACTCAGACACAGACAATTATAAATCAAACTCCTGATGGAGCAAATGTAAAAAGGAATTATCTTCCAGTTCCATATAATATGAGATTTGAACTATCAATCATGACTAAATTAAATGATGATATGCTTCAGATCATAGAACAGATACTTCCATACTTTCAACCTGCATATCAACTTCCAATTAATTTTTTAGGTAATCTGAAAGAAAAGAGAGATGTTCCTATAAACTTAGATAATATATCAATGGAGGATGATTATGAAGGAAACTTTGATACTAGAAGAGCATTAATATACACTTTAAGTTTCACTGCAAAAACAACTCTATTTGGTCCTATTACAGATGTTACTGGATCTATCATCAAGAAAACTGCTATTGGTTATGTTGCTGGTTCAAGAGAAGCAGGTAGAGCACCTGATAGAAGTGTTACATATAGAACAGTAGCAAGAGCAACTAAGGACTACACTGGTGATGTCAGAACTCTATTAGCAGAGGATGTAGATTTACTAGAAACAATCTTAGAGGTTGATGATGGAACAAAAGTTGAAGCAGGTAAATACATATATGTGGGACAAGAAGAAATGCTTGTTGACTCAGTAACAGGAAATAAACTAACTGTGAAGAGAGCACAAGATAATACCACTGTTCAAAATCATGTTAAAGGTGCACAAATCTTGGGTATCAATTATACTGATGCTAAAGAGGATAATGCACTCATTGAGTTTGGTGATGATTTTGGATTTGATGGATCTATAGAATGAGGTTAAAACTATGGCAAAATATGACTCATTAAATGAAACATTAAACACTGATTATGATAAATCAGTAGAAATTGAAGTTAGTCCACAACCACCCATTCAAAAATCACAAGGTGATATTGACATTGAGAAGGACTACAAATATACTAGAGGACAGTTATATTCAATTATTGAGAAAGGACAAGAAGCAATTAATGGGATACTTGAATTAGCATCAGAGAGTGAAATGCCAAGAGCATATGAAGTTGCAGGTCAGTTAATTAAAAACGTAGCAGATGCTACTGATAAATTGATGGACTTACAGAAAAAATTAAAAGATGTAAATGAAGAAAAAGAATCTAAAGGTCCAACAACTGTTAACAATTCACTATTTGTAGGTTCAACTGCAGAACTGCAAAAGTTTCTAAAACAGAATGACAAACAATAAAGAGTCTCTAAATGATTTCTTCAAATCAATAGGTGGTGAGAAGAAAAAACTAAAAGAGGAAAAGAAAAAGATTATTGGTGATCTATCATTAGATAATCTTTTTTCCTCTATGGAGGCAGAGTCACGCAAAATTGAAGAAGAAAAGAAACAGTTAAAGAAAGATGTAGAAGCATTTAAAAATATCTTATTTAATGAGGAACCTAAAAAAGAAAAGAAACTTGAAAAACCAAAGATTGAACCAAAGGTTGAAAAGGAAGTTGAAGAGATTGCAACAGAGGAAGTTGAAGATAGCATAGTAGATAATGCTGTAAAAATATTAGATGTTATTAGTGAAGAAGTAGAAAATATAAAGACTGAACCAGATCTTGAAAAACTTAGAAAAGAAATAGAAGTATTAAAACAGGTAGTCTATGAACAAGGTGGTGGTGGAGAAGTTCGTCTTGAGTTTTTAGATGATGTAGATAGAGATAGTGTAAAGGTAGATGGTAAATTTTTAAAGTATCAATCATCAACTGGTAAATTTATTGGTGCAGATGCAAGTGGTAGTGGAGCAGTTGGTGCTGCTGGTACATGGGCAGTTGATAGTGTTGGAATTAATACTAGTAAAAGTGTAGGTATAGGTGCAGATGCAGTATCTGGAATAAAATTAAATGTTGCTGGTAAAATACAATTAGAAAATCAAATAAAATTAAGAAGTGATGATGGATCACCTGCAAGGATAGACTTATATTGTGAGTCAAATAATGCCCATTATCTAAGGTTACAAGCACCACCACATGCACAGTTTTCTGGTAATCCTACAGTTGTTTTACCAAACACAGCAGGCACAATTGCACTCACTTCATCTAATATAACTGGAACATCTACTGGATTAAGTGGAACACCAAATATTTCAGTTGGTACAATATCTGGCACAACTATTACAGGATCAAGTATATCTGTAGTAAATGTGACTGCCTCTGGAGTATCTACATTTACTAATAATATTCAATTAAGAAGTAGTGATGGAGATCCTGCTAGATTAGATTTTTATTGTGAATCAAGTAATGCACATTTTACAAGATTAAAATCTGCACCACACTCAGAATACTCAGGCAATGTCTCTGTTGTTTTACCAATTAAATCAGGAGATGTAATTGTAGGTGATACCTCTGGTAATATCACACAAAATATAAACACAACTGGTATCATTACTGCAACAAGTTTTATTGGTAATATCACAGGTAATGTAACAGGAACATCAACTGGATTAACTGGAACACCAAACATATCTGTAGTTGATATAACTTCTAGACATATTAACTCTAGTGGTGTAGTTACTGCAACTAGTTTTGTAGGTGATGGATCTGCACTTACTGGAATCAGTGCTGGTACAGGAACAACTAGTATATTCAATGTACCTGTTAATCTCAATAAAGGAGCTAATATTACAGGTGTAACTACAGGTCTAAATGTATCTGGTGTTGGTACAATAGGAACTTTACAGGTAACTAATGCAACTATATCTGGCAACCTCTCTGTAGGAGGAACATTAACATATGAAGATGTAACCAGCATTGATTCTGTTGGTTTAATCACTGCCAGAAATGGAATGGTGGTATCTGGTGTATCTACATTCTTAGGATCTCAAAAAGGTGTTAATGTAGTTGGCGTATCAACATTTGCTGGTGCTATTAATGCTAATGGTGGAGTAACTGGAGATGTAACAGGTGACTTAACAGGAGATGTAACTGGTAATGTTACTGGTAATGTCACTGGAAATGTGTCTGGTACATCTGGATCAACCACAGGGAACGCAGCAACAGCAACAAAACTAGCAACTGCAAGAACAATAGGTGGAGTTTCATTTGATGGTAGTGCTAATATTAACTTGCCAGGTGTTAATGCTTCAGGTAATCAAGATACTTCAGGTAATGCATCAACTGCCACTGTTGCTACAAATGC